CAGGGGACGCAGTATATTCAGTCGAAGTAGGAAGGAACTGTTCACCTAAACCAAATAACCCTTGAGCGCGTTGTAGTGCTTGAGCAGATAAACCCTCTTGTCCTGCTTGTGACAATAAACGCTCACGGATAGCTGCAATCTCAGGAGCTACTTCGTAACCTGCACTAATTACACGTCCTTGGTCATCAACTCCAAATTGAGAAGTACCAAAGCGAGTAGTGATGCCAACAGGACGGAAACGAGCCTCTTCAGCAGCAATACGAGCAGCTTCTAACTGAGCATTAGCAGATGTTTGAGCAGCACGTTCAGCCGACCTCGATTGACTGCTAGAACCCAGCAGACCTAAAGCGCCCCCGATAAGACCACCAAGTAAAGACATATTAAGCCTCTTCTTTCATTTTATTTTCTTCAGGCACAAATTCTGCAATATGACCAAATACACCGTTGACAAGCTGGGAAAACAGCGCTCGACCATGCGCCTCTACATCATTAGAACTAGCTGTAAAAGGTAGCACTTCATCGCCAAACTGAGAAGTGGTGATGTCGCAGTCAATGGCGGTGTGTTCTGCGTTAACCCATCGCGGATTAGATAGAGATGTTAGGGTTGCTTGCATGGTGTTCCTCAAGAAATACGAAGCCAAACAGAAGGCGAAACTCTTTGCGGGTCACTTCCGTACAGGGTTATGTAACCCATAAGTCTCCAAGTTCCGCTTGGTGTCCCTGATGTATATTGAAAATCAGTAGAGGCAGCATTTGCGTATCTCAAGTTGCTTCCAGCTAAAGTTGATCCAGCGTTATAAATTGTCACTAAAGTTGGAACAAGAAAAGCATAAGTCCCTACGGCACCTACAGAAGCACCAGCAGTAGCGCTTAACACATTAGTAGTGTTCATTTGCTCTCCGCTAGCCAGTTTAGTAGTAGTAACACTGCCGTCTGCTAGTTTAGCGTTTGTAATGTTAGCGTCCGCAACTTTAGTAGTAGTAACACTGTTGTCTGCTAACTTAGCTGCTGTAATGCTAAAACTTGCTATTTTATCTGATGTTACATTAAGATCAGCAATTTTAGAGGTAATAATATTAGAATCTGCAACCTTAGAAGCAGTTACAGCAGCGTATGCAATCTTAGCAGTAGTAACTGCATTGTCTTCAATTTGTGTTGTTGAAACAGTTAATGCAGCATCGTAATTATCAACAGCAGTCTTTACGAAAGCAGTAGTGGCTATTTGAGTGGTATTAGTACCTGCTACGGCTGTAGGTGCCGTAGGAGCGCCTGTCATTAAAGGACTAGTTAAAGTCTTATTTGTTAAAGTTGCTGTGGCGTTTCTCTCATTAATAATTGCTGCATCAGCATAAGCTGTGGTAGCTACTTGTGTATTATTAGTACCGGCAGAAGCTGTAGGAGCCACTGGAGTGCCAATAAAGACAGGACTGTTTAAATCAGCTTTGGTAGCTACAGCAGTAGCAATGTTGTTGAACTCGTTATCAATCTCAGTGCCTTTGACAATCTTTAAAGGATTGCCTGTAGCTAGAGAGTCTTTACTAGCAAAGTTAGTGCTTTTTACGTAGTTTGACATGATTATACAATCTTTCCATTCTTGGCCTGAATCTCAATCTTCTGGATACTCAAGGGAGAACCGTTGATGTCTGCTTCGTAGCCTGTCTGAATAACTTTACCAGAACCAGTAGGATAAGCTACCAATGTCTGTAAAGATGTACCTCCGGCATACTCAGCAATGTTGTACTCTGCTATACCATAGTAACTCACACCTTGTTCAGGAATGAATACGTTCTGAGCAGAATAGTTAGCAGCAAAGTCGTATCCCCACTTGATTGTAACAAATTGACTAGAACCCCCAATAACAACCACCGACAACTTCTTCAAGATGGAAGTAACAGAGGGAGCGCCTAAGTCAGTGTGGTTAGTGAAGTATTGGAAACGATAACTAGAACCATTGTCTTGATAAGAAATGTATTCTGCAATGTATCCGTTTCGTCCCATTAGAAGTTCTTTGTTAACGTTATCGTAACAGAAACTCTTAGGCTCAATACTATCCCAAGTTGTAACCCTAGCTGAACCATCTTGTAAAGCAGCTTTAAGGTCAAAGCAGTAAACAATCTTTAAGCTAGGGAGGGTCAACAAGTAGAAGGAGTCAAAGGGACTGTAAACTGACTTGATGTTAGACAGCACCTCACCGTTAACTCCACTCATCAGGTCATCACGTACATTCTTAGATAAGTCCCGGAAGGGTGCAGACTTCTCTTGAATAGTTCGGAGTACAGACCTAACACCAGTATCCGACAAGAAGATAACATCAGAGCCTGTGTTTGCAATACTGTCCCTAGCAATACAACCAATACCCGTGATACTATCTGACAACACCATAGCCGCAGGATCGTTGGCATTGGCATATACCAAGATATTATTACGACCAAAGATAAACAAGAAGTTGTTGTGAGAAGCTAAACCGATAATGTTGTCAGAGCCATTAGGCCAATATTGACTAACGTCTAAACTACCTGATGTACCGCCTGTCCAGATATGTCCTGCAATAAGGTCAGAGAAGTACACTGTATCCTTATTAGTAGCAGAGTTAGCAACCCAGAGCCTACCGAATGCTGAAATAGCAGTATCACCGGCTAGGATAGTACCAGCATATCCGCTCTTCTCAGACACTCTACGATACGTGGTAGTGCTTACAGCCGGGTCAAACACCAATGGGTCATGTCCACTTTGGAACAGGTACATCACATTGTTAAGAGTGGCTACTTGCCAGTTACTGTCGGTAATAGAAGGAGCGCTGCCACCACCACCATAGGTTAGTTCATAAAGCGTACCACTGTCTAACTTAAAGAGTTTATTGTTACCTGCTGCAATTGTGTATTGGACACCTGCTTCAGTAATAATCTGAGCTATTGTCTTAACATCAGAAGAACCTAGAGCAGCTAAGGTAGTGTGTTTAGGCGTCCAGCCTTTACGGGCACCAACACGACCATACTTATCAATAACACAGTTGTTAGCCACTAATGCAAAACCAGAAGCTAAGTCCAGTGAGCTGTCTTGAGTGTTTAATCCGAAGAATCCCGGAGCAGTAATTGAGAAAGTTTGAATCTGCTGGGCCATCTCACACAGCCTCCCAGTTCATATCCTCAAAGTAACGACTAGATTCAATAGCGATATAGTCAGCCAAAGAACCGCGATACAGGCCATAGGCTTCAGAGCTTTGTAGACCACCGTCTTCACCTCGCTCAACCAAAGCCCGAGCAAACGCACCAAGTACAATAGGCTCTTTAGGAACAACGATAGTATCGCCATCATTGGTCAAGTCGTCAGAAGGAATATACAACTGATACACAATAGAGTAAGCAGCGTTTGGCACAGGCCACACTTTAACTTTAGCATCTCCATTACTGTCTTGACCAATAATACAGTAATAAGCAGGGGCACCAGTAGGAGGAGTAGTAGTAGAACCTTCCCACGCATTATACACCTTCAATGGTACATTGTCAAGTTCAATCAGTTGAGTATTGTTATGAACTTCACTGATTTTAAAGCGATTGCCAGAGCCTGTTAAAGTATACTGAGCAGTTCCTGCAACCGTAGGAACAGTAATCTCGGTTAGTAAAGCATTCCACTTATAAGCATCTTCTACTTGTCGTTTGGCATCATTAACCAACTTACCGACAAGTTTGGAAAGTGTGTTTTCACTCACCGAAGTGACTTCAGGTTCACGCATACGCACCAAGACATCATTGACAAGTTCAAGGTATGTCGGCAGGGCCATTTCAGATTCCTTCTTTCTTGTATAACTCAAAAGTACAGATAGTGCTGAAGGAACTACCTGCTTCATCTTGCATCACAATATAATCGCCTTCTTCCATGACAACATAAGCGCCACCATCAATACGAACATACTCTTTACTCGATACGCTACCGTTAAAGATATAAATATCAGTAGAAGCGCTAGCATCACGCCAATAAACAGAAATAGTTTTAGTAGAGCCTGAGTTGTTAAATAAATACATCAAGTTCCACTTAGCCCAATAACCAGTAGGAACTGTGTACGCTGTAACTGGAGTACCTGATGTAAGGTTAATACCTACCGATATTGGCCTAGTCATGATTTACCTTATGTGTTATGAAGATTATTTCTTCTTACGCTCTTTGTTCTTCTTGGTACGGCTACCACGCTCAGGTTTAGCACGTCCGGCTTCAGTCAGTGCGATAGCTACCGCTTGCTTCTGGGGCTTACCTTCCTTGACCATCATAGAGATGTTCTCAGATACTGTCTTATCTGACTTACCTTTTTTAAGAGGCATCTTGCTCTCCTTCAATAGTGTCTTTACGGGGACGACCAGCCTTCTTAGGAGGCTCTTCAACTACAACAGCTTGAATTTCCTCATACTCAGGATGTTGACGCATAGTTTTAATATCATGAGCATTCACAAACTCAAAGATATTACCTGAAGCTAAACATTTAAACTTAACACTCATCTATTATTCCTTTATATGGAGTAGATACAAGGAAGGCTCCTCCTGTTACGGAAGAGCCAACCGTTTACCTACTCGCTAACTATAGCTTAGGCTGGGACAGCCAGAGCAACAGCCGAGTTGTCGCGCAGTTCTTCAGCGCCATACAGAACGTCAGCGGTGAACAGGGTACCGAGGTATTCCTGCTTGTACTGAGTTTGGGTACGGACGCCCATTTGCTCAACTAACACAGCCCAGTCTTTATGGGCCAGCAGACAGATACGATCACCATCAGCAGCAGCATCAGCGTTGGTAGACACGAACACAGGGATACCGTACACGTTACCAATTTCACCATTACGGATGGTGTTCGCAGCGCCTTGCTCACCAACGAAGGCTTGCTCGGTGAAACGAGCGATACCCATCAAGGTGTTACGGGTGCTGGGAGGAACGATCAGGAAACGACCGTCCATAGGCACATCAGCATCATCCAGACGCTGAATCGAGCGACGAATAGCAGCATCGGTCAGAGCGCCAGCGGTGCCGGTGTAGGCGGTAGTACCATCAGCACCCGAAAAAGCACCAGTGTAAGCGTTAGTACCGTTACCACCATTAGCCTTACGGCCCAGTTGGATCAGGGAACTATCCACTTGACGCGACAGAGCGTAACCAGCATCGTCGGTGTAGAACTGACGCAGCGAGGACAAGGCTTGGGCTTCCACGATATCTTCAATCAAGCGGCTGTATTCCCAATGTTGATTAATGGGCACAACCACTTCGCTTTCAGTGGCTGCAATCAGGTTGACCTGAGTATTAGCCGTCTTAGCGGAAGCGTTGCCACGGGTAGGCGCAGGGATATGAACAGAGTCACCTTTCTTGCCCTTGAAGCTCATCTTCTTGACAAGGTTAGCAGCAACAAGGTTTTTCTTATAAGCGGCAACAATCTCATCACTCCAAACTTCAGGAATGAAGGTTGCTGCGGTAGAAACGGTAACTTGGTTAGAACCTAAAGGCATTTTATACTCCTATGAATTTCTATTTAAAAGATCATTTGACCCTTCCGTCCGCATAAGCTGCCATGATTTCTGGCTGAAGTGCTTCATAACGGTTAGGGTCAGTCATTTTAAGACGGATTAAATCCGCACGACGATATACTTTCTTTGAACTCTCTCCAGAACCACTAATATCGACAGCAGCGGCTTTCATAGCTTGTGCTTTCTGTTGTTTACCAGCTTCTTGGACAGCAGAAGACTCACGTTGAGTCTTAACCTGCCGAAGTTCTTTGTAAGTGCTAAGAAGTTCATCCGCTGCCTCAAAGTCAAACTCAGCGTCAGCCTTGGCATACAAGTTCAGACGTACCTTACTGCCTTTAATCCAGTCTTGGAAGCCTGCATCTTGTGCAATACTACCAAAGTCAGGGTGTTTAGCGGCAAGTTGTTGTGCTGTCTTCATACGCTTTAGCTCAAGCGCCATCTGCTTGGCTTCTTGAACAGAGGGATCACTTTCAATGGCTTTACGAACAGCCACTTGAGGATTTTCAAAGAAATCAACTTCGG